CCCCATCTTCCACCAAGATGATCCTTTAGGCACTTCGAAGGCAAAATGCTCAATAGTCTTTACAAAATATAGACTTGATACTAAATCTACCTTATGCTTTAAGAAATCTTTAATTGTGTTCTTGTTGGGAATGTTATCTGATTCCAAAGAAAATAAATGAGTATAATTTCCTTTTAAGAAATCGTCTCTCATTATGTTTTGTTTTTCTTTTAACATTTCCATTCCTGTTTTATTTCCTTGATACTCTTTTACCTTAAAATCTTCAAAGCCCCAATGCTTCCCACCATTGTAATAGATAACCACATCGGCATTAATTCCATTGACCATCTCTTTAATGCGATCAACAAAGGCCTCCCGACAATAAGCATGATGAGGGCTCGTTTGAACCCCCACCATAACTTTAGCTTTAAGATGTTTTGGTATGAACTTCAACGCCCCAAGCGTCTATGATTTCAACTACATCCCAGAATCCAGAACCGATTATATTATTGCGAAGATAAGTTCCTTCACGATAAGATTCAGTCTTGAATAATTCACCTGCATAACCGAAACCTAATGCACCGGAAGTGAAAACACCACCTTTAGTTGCACTTGAAGCTTCACTAAATTCAGGAGAAGAATGAATACTAATTCCTGCAATAGATTGAACGAATCCATTACGAGCACCTTCATCTTGAACGCCTGAACCTGCGAATTGAGCAGCAGTTACAAGGTCATTATGAACGCCATACGTTCCCCAGATTTGAGCAGGATCTAAAACTGCCTGTGGAGCACCCATTGCTGAGTTTGATTTCAAATTCTTCAAAGCTGAAAACAAATCATCAACAGTTAATGCAGCAGTTGAAGTTCCAACGCTATTTGAGAAGTTGGAGTATTCGGCATTGACTAAAGCATCTAACTTAGCAGCCATTGCATTTCCAACTAAAGCACCTGCATTTGAAGCTACATCATCTGCGTTTGATAGCATTGCTTCGTCGTAGATTGGAACCATAACTGAATACATATCTAATGTTGCAGTTTTTTTCTCTGTGTCAAGAGCCGTTGAAGGTGTTACTGTGCCTTCTGCAGTTGCAGTTACGTCTGCACTCGTTAGTGTGTTAGAACCTGCGTTGTAGGCGATGAATGTGATTGAATCCGCTTTAGGTTCGCCTTTAACCGTAATAAGCGGAAGTGTTACGTTTGCTTCGGAGAACTTTATGAGTGCTTCGCTTTGAATTACTTCAAGCAAGCCACCGGCAAAGTTTCCTGAGTCTCCTGTTGCCATGTTTATTTTCCTTTGTTACCAAATATCGCATCCCATCTCTCTTGTGAGATATGAGAATATGTTGATGTTATTTCGCCCGGAACTCTCTCTTGTCCTACGCATACTCTAAAGCCATCTTCATAAGGGATTTGCTCACCTTTAGAAACGTAGATATGTTCACCATCTTTAGTGATGGCAGACTTCACGCTTCCGGTGTCTATCCCATAAGTTGGATTACTCTCAATTGATTCGAGATGTAAAGGCTTCTTTGACTTTTGCATAAGCTGTTTTATTGAGTTTTCCGAGGGCTACATCCTTAGCTGCATCTACCAAGCTATCATATCCTTGATATGCACCTGCCGGAGTTGAATCAACATTCGGAACATTTGGTTTATTAATTAATTTGTTGTGAACTACCCGTAATTGATTTATAGGCAATTCCTTGAATGTTTCTCTATCTTCATCAGAGAAATCTGAAAGTAGTTCATCCATGTATTTGGATTCATCAGCCTTAAATCTATCAACAATCGGAGTCAATGAATCAATCTGTGCCTTGCGTTCCTCTGCTAAGACTTTCCATTGATTCTGTTCTTCCATCTGTGTGGTTCGATTATCTTCTACTTGCTTCTGTAAGGTCGCAAGTTCAGCTTCTACTTTCTGTGCCCTTGATCTATACTTCTTGCTCTCTGCAATAGCATCACCAAGTTCAGGGTTACTTGGATGCTCATTCTGGCTTGTAGCCACTTCTTGCACTTCTTGTGTCGTATCTTCACTCATCTGAGTTTACCTTTGTCTGTTTAAGAACCTTAATTGGTTCAAATCTTATTCCACCATCGCCTTTGAATGGTTTTGAATGGTCATCCTTCCCTGTCAAAATTTCTTCTGGAATCCTTTTTGGAAATGCTTTACATTTTTGTTCCATTCGGTAATGTTTACATAATATGCACCTAATAACTGAACTCATCCGAAATACCAATCAAACCAATCATCAAATATCTTTAATATCTTAGGGTTTACTGCTATTCTCCCAGATGTTTGTATGAGAGCGACTGTCTCCGCTAATAGTTCTTTATGACTTACCCCTGCATAATCTGAAATAGCTAATATATCATTTCTAACTATATTACCACTTTTCAAATTCTTTAGAATACTACCAACAAATCCATCTTCGGCTCCCTTATGGAATTTAGCAAAAGCATGAGTTGATTCATGTATGCCTGTAACATAAGCAGGATTAGAATGGGATGTTGCAACGCTATATCTCCAATCTTCTAAGCCTTTAATCATTTTATCAAACTTAGTAGCCATTTCACTATTACCACTCGCAATGAATGAATCTCTCGTTTTTTTCATACTGAGAATATCTTGTTTCTTTTTAAGTTTAAAAACATCCTCTGCTTCATGTGCGATTCTATTGTATTCTCTTATATTCTTACCATAATATTTTGAATTTAATACTATTGTTTTTTTCCCATTCACTAAACCGCCCTGAGCAAATTCTCCATCACTTAATTCCTTGACAATAATATTATCTATCTTCCCAACTTTCTTGAAAAATCTTGAAGTATCACTAACCCCTTTATTTGTTGCAGTAGCGATTGATGGGTTCACATTCTTAATTGATGTTGCTTTCTTCTTCTCCCTTATTAAAGGCTTATCAAGGTTCTCGCCTTTATAAGATTCTGGAACCAATTGACATCTACAATTTTGTTGGCATACAGAGAACCCACTTTGTGGCAATCCTATAAGTTCCCAATATTTTAGTTCTTCTACTTCACCATGTCTCGGTTCGCAGTCTGGACATACTTTACCATCGCCTACCGATACCCATTGAAACTGCTCAACCCCTGCTTTAGTAAACGTGGATCTGGAAGCGTTACTACCTGCCATACCTATTCCGGTCTTAACTGTGTTCTTTACTTGATTGCGATAGTTACCGAATAATCTACCACCGCCCGTTAAATCAGCCATAAGTGTATCTTTAATAGCAGAATTTGACATACCACTTGCTTGCATAGATGTAACTATGCCTTGAATATCAAGTGTGGTTTGTGCAGCCACGTTAGATAATTGTGTTCCCACTATGATTTCCATATTAGGCATTTTGGATTTCTCGTTCTATTCTCATCTCAATCAACCTAAAAGCATCTTTTTCTACTTTGTCTGTGATACCGAACCATTCACGCTTAGGTAAGTGCTTTGTGCCCTTCTGGTGAAACTCACCTACTTCATCCATTGACACATCACTCTTTGGATAATTACTTGTTCTGGGATGAACCACTACTTGTTGATTTGTTTTCGTAGCCTTGCCTACTATCAAGTTTCTCATTTTACCGCTATCTACGAGTATCTTACTGTGCCCCTTACGCTTAATGGTGGATGGTGCTAATGATTGCATCTTACCATTGATACCCTGACCGCTTTCCAATCTCTGATAATGGTCTTTCTTAATAATACCACCAACAAGATTTAATTCTTTATGGACATCAAGATTTATCTTTCCTAAGTCAAAGTTCTTTGTAACTGTTACACTCACNATTTCTTTAGAACCTTTTTAGCAAACTTCTTACCTTCTTTATCTGCTTCCTGAATCTCGTCAATATGCTCTTTAAGGAAAGCATCACCCAAAGCCAATAGATAGCCTTCTGGATCATTCAATAGGTCATCCATATCAATAGCATCTAATATATTATCAGCGTTCTGTATCACTTCTTCTTGTAACCCATCGAGTTTATCAAGATAATTATGAACTAATTGAGCCAAGTTTTCTTAGTCCTTCAAATTGCGGTGGTGTTGCCTTAGTCTCTACTGCTTTTGCTTCATCCACTTCGCCAAGTTTGGTTTTTAAATCTTCATCGCTTATATCTGGATTAAAATGTCTGAATAAATCTTCTCTACTGATAAGACCTTTCTCAAGCTTCCAATCTAATTCTGCACGTTCTTCTTGTGGAGACTTTGGAAATTCTATCTCTGCGAAATCTACTGAATATCGTTCGCCTAAATCTTTGCCTGTATGTGCTCGAATAACAGATCGGTCTATCTCGTATCTCTCTCGTTCCCATTCCCTCCATATCGGTATATCTGATACCCTCGCTTCTAAGTTCTCTATCTCTAACATCCTGAT